ACCAAACACTACATTTAAAGGTGCATACTTCATTACTTCCGAATAGTTAGCAGTTCCGTTGTACTCTTCTATTTCGTATTTTTCTCCTTTACGCTTTGTGATAGGTCTATACATTGCTGCCATAGCTTTGTGCATCGTATCCCAATCTGTAAGATTGCGTTCTATATCGATATACTCACCCCAAGATATATTCTCTAAGTCAGGTACAAATCCGAACTCTAAATCTCCTATCTTAAATCTGTGTTCAAACTTTTGCTTTCCAGAAAACAATTTATTAAAGTGGCTAACCATATCAGAAATATCAGATGCTTTAATTTTAATCACATCCTTTAATTCTATGCCGCAAAATAACTCTATCATTTTCTCAGCTACAAACTCTTCATCATTTGAGTTCTCAGCTACCTTTCTGAATTCTTGGTAGTGCTTTAATGGAATCTCACTTAGTGATGTTGGTATAAGCAATTCTAACTTCATATTTTTATAACTTTTATTTATCCTTATTGTTATACATAACTGCAATGCTATAGGCTTCGTTTAAGAGCATTACATCTCTTCTCATTCTCATTGGATTGTCAAATACTATTCTTACCCTTACACGCTTTCTATCGTATATGTAGTCTTGAACTACGGCTATCATTTCATTAACGGATGGCGTATGTCCCATAGCTATTGTTTAATCCTAAAGTTTCCATTTCGTGATACCGTAGCGCATCTATAATGTGGTCGTTGCCACCTGCAGGTTTGTTTAATCTCACTCCTGTTCTATCCGTGTCCCAACAGTAGCTTCTAAGTTCTTTGATTAGATTAGTGCTATCAGACGTTACTAAATACTCCTGACGTTGCATTACATCTATTCCGTAATTAATCGAGTCCTTGCCCTTCGTAACACCCTTAATAGTTATTCCTTGTCTGCGTATCTCCTCTATACTTTTAGGTTCGGCACTATCAGCATATACTACTACGTTTTTTTGTAGTTCTTTAGCTATGTCAGAATTAAGCATACCTGTGCGATATACCTTTTCTCTTACTATTCTTTGTCCGTTGTATTGATATATTTCCACTATCGCAGTAGGGTCTACACTATAACCAAAGTCTAACCCTATGCCAATTAACCGTGCTTCAATCGGAATATTGTCGATTATCTTCCAATTATTAAACACTACTCCTTCTAAGCTACCTACTAAACCAAGTCCATAAACATTCCACCAATTCCTCCAATACTCAGAAGTCTTTGCTTTCTCTTTGTTCTTTTCTATTTGGTCTATTATAGATTGGTCTAAGGCTTCGTTATCCTTGTAGGTTAGGATTATGAAGTCGCTATCTGGTTCGTCTTTTAGTTCCGTATGTACCCAAAACTCATTTGCAGGGTTAAAGTCTAAAAATACCTCTCTCTTCGTTCTAATCGATAACTCATTGTACGCTTCAAAAGTGACATTGTTACACTCGTTAATATATAGTATATCCCTACGAGCGCCACGCAGCTTAGACGCATCGTCAGCACTAAAGAATTCCATAACGCTCCCATTCGCAAATTCATATCTTAAAAGTGATTTATTAAAGTTTGCATCTACATATCTATTAGTCCACCTCATTATCTTTAAGAAGTCTTTTAATGCACCTCTTCTTAAATGTGGTATTGTTTCAGCTACTATACTAATCTCAGTAGTATTTTTTAGTGCTTTGTCTATTAATACCGCTAAAATAGAATACGTTTTCGAAGCAGAAGTCCCGCCTTGAATTATTTTAGTTCGTCTTTTTAAAGATAAAACCTTATTCGTTGCTGTGGTCCTCTTGAACATCTGGGAATAAAGGTATTTCAATATTATGCTGCTCTATCTGCTGAACAGGTGCGCCATATCCTGAATCCATCAAAGCCTTGTATGCTGCTACATCTCCTTCACGTGCTTTCTTAATCAGCGCCAAAGTCATTAAGTCCTCTTGGCTCATTGTTTCGTTTTCGCCTGTCAAAGGATTCTTTAGGTTTTGATTAACTTCTAACCATTGCCGTGCTATTGTGCTTCTATTACGGCTCCCTTTAGGTCTTCCGTTAGGGTTTCCGCTTTCGCCTTGTTCAAATGGTTTTAATGTTCCTCCGTTTCTTCCTTCCATAACTCTGTTTTTACATTGTAATTCCATTGCGTTTAATCACTAAACTTGGGTCTAGCTTTTTCATTCGGTCAATTATTACTTGGCAATATTTCGGGTCTAATTCCATTCCGTAACATTTGCGTTTAAGTTGGTGTGAAGCTACCATTGTTGAACCTGAACCCAAGAATAAATCCAATACTCCCATACCTTCTTTGCTTGAATTGTTTAACGCATTTTCAATTAATGGAATTGGCTTCATAGTTGGGTGTAAATCATTTTTTAATGTTCTTTGAAACTGCCAAATATCTTCTTGTTTATATCGTTCGCCATAAAAGTTACCTCCTTTTTGTCCATAAATTATTGGTTCATACCTGCTTTTATAATCCATATTTGAAAGTGCTGCTTGATTTTTCATCCATATAATGATATTTTTCCATTTATGGCCTGAATCAATTAAACTATTTAATAATAAATGTAATTCCGAATAAGCAAAACATATATACCAAGCCCCTTTATTAAATAAAAATAAATTGCTTAAAACTTCAGCCATAAAATTTTTGAAATCATCTTCACTTAATGAATCGTTTTCTATTTCATCGTGTTTAGTATTTGCGCATTTATGTCCGTGAATAACAACACCATCTTTTGTTGTGTTACTTATTCTTTGTCCTTGAAAAGAAACTCTATACGGTGGGTCGGTAAATACCATATCCGCCTTTTGTCCGTTCATTAGCTTAGCTACTTGGTCGCTATCCGTACTATCCCCACATAGTAAACGGTGTTCGCCTATTTCGAATAAGTCTCCTAATACTATATCCGTGTTTATCTCGTTAGGTATTTCGTAATCATCTTCTTCAGCTTCGAGTTCTTCTTGAACGCTTAAATCAACTGGCAAATCTAATCCCCACTCTTCAAGTTTATCTACTTCCCATTCATTCGCTAAACTATCCCAATCCCACTCACCGAATCCAACATTATCCTTTACAATGAATTCGTGTTTCTGTTCTTCTGTTAAATTATCCGCCTTTACAATAAACACTTCTTTTAATCCTGCTTCTTTACACGCTTTTAAACGCATATTTCCACCAAGTACAATATTGTTTTCATCTACTACGATAGGTCTTAACTCAAGCATCTGTGGAAAGTCCTGTATAGACTTAACCAACTTTTTAAACTTATCGTCTTTTATTAGACGTGGATTCTTTGGGTTCGTCTTTACCTCGCTTATTTTTACTTTATCTACTTTCATATTAGTTCAGTGAGTAATTATAACTTCTATATTCTTCATAGTTTACCTCTTCCATATGTATGGTTTTAATCGTGTTATCATAAAACAACACATACTCAGCTTCAGCAATTGCCATAGTGAGTCTTAAGCTATTCCATACTTGTCTATGGAGTTCTGGGTTTATAACTACTAAATAATAGTTCACTATGCAGTCTTTAGTCTTCAGTGTGTTCGTCTTTATATTGATTATAGACTTTCTTCAACTGATTAAGAATATCTCTCCAACAACTAGAGCAGCTTGTAGGCTCTCTGTTTATATTTAAAACTCTATTGTAAACTTTGAGTAGTTCGTGTTGGTCGCTCGGTGCTATTTCAGCAGTATTCTTACCAAAGAAAGTATCTAATACATTATATTCGTCTTCAGTTAGGCAGCTAATCTTTCTGTAAGGAAATAGTTCGTTTAGCTTCTTCTTACGCTCGTCGCACTTACAATCTTCACCTAATACAAATTTTGCAATTTTGGCTATTCCTGTTGATTCTAACACTTGTTCAACTGTATCTCCTAATCCTTGTGGTTTTTTTCTTGGTCTTCCCATATTAATTAATTTTAATTAAATTAAATTTATTCTTTTCTTTTAATACTTGATGTCTTGCAGAACTATAATTAATACCCAGAGCATTACACGCTTCTTTAATTGTATCAAAAAAGAACCCTGTTTCTAAATGCAATACTTGTTTTGCATAGGGATTTTTTAATCCATTTTGATTTCTAACACCTTTATCACATTTAAATTTTTCTTGATAAAATTTTTCTGCTTGTAATGCTGAATTTAAATCTTCTGTTTGTAATAAAATACCAATATTAGAAACGTCAAATTTACTTTTGCTTTTGTGTTTTAATAATCTCTTATGTAAATTATGTGTTACACCTACATAGTTTTCATTAATAATATGATAAACAATAAATGTTTCATCTTTTAAGTTATGTAGTTTACACATTTTTTTTCGGTTTATTAGTTCCTAATTCTTTAATCATTAATTCTAAATGTACTATTCTTTCTAAAAAGTGTTTTGCATCTAATAAGTTAACATTTTCTCCCTGCATACTATGGGCAAATGATACATAGGCTAACTCCTTTTGATTTTCTAAATACGCTCGTATCGTCTTCATTTGTTATCTATTAAGTTCATATATCTTTCTTTTAGTTGGTCAAATTCTTCCTGTAGCTTTTCGTGTTTCTGTAGCAACTGATAATACTTGTCTAACTGCTCAGTATAATTCTTACGCAATTCTGCTAAAGTTGTGTATGTATTTTCAGATTCGTTCATAATCTCCATTCAAATAATCTTCGTAGTCTTCTCCTACATTCTCAATCAAACGTTGCTTACAATGCTTTATAGTGTGAAATATAGACGTTACAGATATTTTAGTTAACGCAGATAACTCACGCATAGAATGATTGTTCTCTTTATATAACTTAAATAACATTGTATCGTACCAATGCCAAGAATCTATTTCCATATATATCTTTAACTCAATATCGTTTTTAGCTTTCTCTATTCCGCTAACGTCAATATCTTTTATATCTAAAGCATCGTTTACAGTTACCTTTTCAATCTTAGATTTTTGCTTACAGTAGTCTACATAAATATTACGCAGCACAAACCATATAAAACCTTGATTTACTTGTCCGTCTTTTATTATCTTCTCTGGGTTCGTGTATTTGTAGATTCTTAAATACATCTCCTGCACTATGTCTTCTGAGTATCGGTCTTCTCCAAAGGATTTAACTACCGATATAAAGTGCTTATGGTGTTTTGCTACCGATGCTAACCACTCTGAACTATTTTCAGTTGTCTTCGTTTCTATACAATCGGCTAATAACATACACCCAAATTAAATCTATAACCTTATAAACATATTTCATTCTTCAGGATTTAGCCTTATAAAAGCCATACCATCATACATATAATTTAAAAACCAATCACAAGTACGTCTTTTCATACGATACTTCCTGTGCATTTCGTCTTTTACTATCTTCCTACCCATATATCATATATAAAGATGCTCAAAGCTATTAAATTCAAAGCACCAATTACTAAAAATATTAGTGCTAAATTAAAATATTCCATCTTAAATGCTAACATACTTAGTCCTAACATAAAAAATGCTTGAATCAAAAGGTATATAAATATTATTTCTCGTTCCATAATCTTTCGTAATAATTTTGTTTCTGCAAAGATAGGTTTTCTTTTGATAAATCAGATGGCTTTAAATAAGACGTTTTAATCACACTTCTTTCTATTGGATATACTTTCCTATCACTATCAGTAGAAAGTGCCTTAGAAACGAGTAAAACAAGTATTACGCTAAATATAACAAACATTGTAGCGTGATAGATTTTTAGTTCTGTGCTTTTCATAGTTCTATACCTCCATCTCTACACATTTCCCATAGCTTCTCTCGTGCTTCTTCAACTGCTTTATATGCATCATCGGTTATATTGTCTTCGTATTTAAGTCTCCCTCTTAAATATTGGTCGAACTCGTGAAGCACTACGCTCATATCTACTGCCTTGTTTACAAGATTATACTCGTGTGCATCTTCCGGTAGGTTAAATTCTAATATTGCTTTCATAATGTATATTTTAAATTTTTAACAAGGTATATGAAGCAATAAGTGATGCGTTATCCACAAGAACCGGAGAAACAAGTGGGTGCTTACTGCTCATATACCTATACCGTTAGTCTCTATTATTCCAATTGTTTAACACATCTATAATTTCTTCCCAATCAATTTGATCTCTCATCTGCGCTTCGATTGCGTTGCATTCTTCTTCTGAGAAAACATAAGGGAAATAAATTCCTGTTATGCCATTCCATTTCGCCCCTTGAATGCTTTCAAAAATAAACTCTGGGGTGTCAGTTGCTAAGTCATAGCCATATCTGTATTCGGCTTTAGCTGAGAATATCTCTATCACTCCTTGTGCATAGACGATTTCTAATTCAAACTCTTTCTGAGTTCCTGTAAAGTTTTCGATTTCTACTTTCATAATTTTTCTGTTTTGTTGGTTCAAATATATATTTAATTTTTAAAGTCTTTTATCTTTTGCTTATATTTTTCTATGATCTCTTTTAATTCTTCTCGTGTAAACTTTCGTATTTTCATCGCATCAATGCTTAAACGCTCGAATTCTTCATATCCTAACTTAGCTAAAAGATTTTCACGGTAAGGTAAAAGATTGCCAGATAAAAACGAATTACAATACTCACATTGTAAATGTACATTGCGCTCATCGAACCTTACGTTGAAGTGTCCACCTGCTGAATAGAAATGTCCTGCGTTTCCTTTCTTAGGAGTTTTATTACAACTCACGCATAAATTTCCTTCATCTCTTAACCTGATATATTTGTTAAATACTTGCTGCGCTACTTTCATTAAATCCTGTACCGTAGTTAGTTCGTCTTTTAATACCTTCTTACGCTCTTTCCACGCTTGGCTTTTCTTCTGAGCAGTTTGTTCAATAGCGCAACTTAACGAACAAGTGCTTTGTGCAGTAGTGTATATCGGTGTAAATTCGTTTTTACATACTTTGCATTTCTTAGCTTTCATACGTTAAAGTCAAATATTGATACTTGGTTAACATCTTGTTTTCTTATTATTCCTAAAGCAGTTTCAAGTATCGTTTTTCCTGCTTCATAATCTACTAGGTTACGCGCCATTTTTAAAACAGATTGTTCGCCTTCATATTTTGTAAAGTCGTAATTATGAAAATCACATAAACCTTTTAACTCTTGTTTTGCTGAACTGATTGCAAATCTTCTATCATTTAAATCATTCGGCAAATTAAAGTTGGTCCAGTACAAATGCCTTCCTCGTTTTTGTGCGTGTATTAAAGGCTCGTAATAAGGTATTACATTTTCAACTACAAATTTTCCGTGTTTATAATAATGCTGTAAAAACAAAATTTCTTCATATAATTTTAAATCCGGATAAATAGGTTCAGTTGTAGTATCGTAGTTTGAACTATTCCAATATCTTGCTCGTGAATGAGTGGGACAAGGCGGTGAACTCCAAATAAAATCGAACTCTTTGTAATGGTCAAGTAAATATTGGTGTGCGTCTGCAACTATTACAGTATCATTTTTAAATCTTTCTTGGTATAATCTCGCAGCTTCAGAGTCAAGTTCTACGGCAGTTATTTCTAAATTATCTGCTACCTCATCCCACTTGTATCGGTTACCACCTAAACAAGCGTATAAATTTAAAATCTTCATAATATTTCTTTTAATTCATTATTTTCTCGCTTCAATTTTAAATACTCAGTATGATACTGAGCAAGTCTTTTAATTAGCTGCTTGTTCTCATCTTCCATAGCACTTAGAGTATCTCTGGTCTCGCTCATCCATATTTCGTATTTCTCTAAGGTTTCTATTAAATCTTTTCTGTGTTCGTGTTTATCTCGTAAATCGTGTAGAGAAAGTCGGATACTTCCTATAATCGCATTTAAGGAAGTCTTAGCGTGTATTACATCAAATAAATTCATCTGTTTTGTTTTATAGTCCGCAATATCCAGAATCGCAATCTTGAAAGTCTTCATCAAATAAGTCTAATTGCAATCTGTGATTTTTAATTTTTTCGTAAGTTATTCCACTTTTAAAAGTACAGTTGTTTTTTTGTTCTTGCTCAATAAATAAATCAAATTGTTTACTTGCTTTCTCACTCATATACTTTAACATCAATTCGTTTCTATGAAAACAACCTACGCAATTGTTTCGATAAGCAAATCTTACAGGTTTATCTTCCCAATACTTTTCTATTTTATCTTTAAAAATTGCATCCTTAATTAAAGGAAATTCTACTTTTCTATATGGGAGTTCTTTCCATTTATTCCTTCCGTTTTTTTCTCCTACCTTAAACTTAAAACTTTCTATTCCATCTACCGCTCTTTCAATCATAGTTTTTGCACGGCTCATTTCATTTGCTCTAAATCCAATTCTCATTTCTGTAGGAAGTTCAATATTTTCATAGCACCATTGAGCGATAGGTTTCACTTTCATATCTACCGTACAGTATCTTGTCATTTGATTAGGTAAATAATTTTTACCATTTGCCATCTT